TTGGAGTCTAGATGATATTAAGACACATATTAAAAAATTAGAACCATTGATAACAGATCAAGCTATTTATACAACATTAAATTATATAACAAAAGATAAAGTTTACATGGTAGATAAATATAATAGACAAGGTTACATAATAAATAAAGCAGATTATTATATATTTAATAGCTCTGATATAGATATTGAAACTTCGTTTTACTCTAAAATATTAGATTTTTCAGTGGATAAAAATAAATATACATTAAATGAATTTACTAAACAAAATATTGATGTAGATTTATTTGAAAAAGACTCTAAAAAAAGTAAACTACGTGAAGTTACAACTACACAAACACAAGATATTTTATCACCTAGTGATATTGAATTTAATGAAACGATTGAACAAACATATAATATATATGGAACTTTTAGAAAAAAGAAAGATAAATCTGATCTATGGCAACATAAATATGGAAAGATAGATAATACATTTAGAATTGTAGATTTACAAAATATGCAAACGATCAAAAAACAAAAAGATGAACGAAAAGTTATTACTGGAAAAGCAATTCACAGTTTTCATAAGCCAGAATTAGCTAAAATGTCAAACACCTTAAATATACCTGTTAAACCAGGATTTGATAAAGAACAATTAGGAGAAAATATAAAACAATTCCTTATTGAAAATAATAGAGTTCTTAAATAAATTGAATACATTTTCGTGTAAATTATTAAATAAAAAAAATATATATTTAATAATGAATAATTTTGAAGACGCTTTAAATAATACACATCCTAAAACTGACATCACCAATCTTCCTATAGAGATTCATATCGAAATCATCGAACTATTAAATTTGAAACATGCAATCAATTATTGTAATGCTGTAAACATTCCCCAAGAGTTGGCTTGTCAATATTTCAACTTTAATAATTATCTATATTATGGTGTAGGTGATGATGAAGAAAGTGAAAGTGAAGAAAAATATAACTATTGGAAAGAAAACAATATCTACCTTTTAGAATTCAAAAGGATTTTAAGATTTTGTTATAAAATACCTCAAGTACTCAAATCATGTAAGAATCGTAAAGCACTGATTAGGAACAACAAACTTCTAAATCTAACATACAAGAATAGTGAGAAGATTATGTATTTGTTTAAATAAAGCGGACCAGTACAACCAGGTTTTGATAAAGAACACTTAGGAAATAATATTAAAAATTTTCTTTTACAAAATAACAAAGTTCTTAAATAAACATATTAGTCGAAAATATTAAAAAGTACACAATGTTTATTTTTCTTTATTTCAAGTTTAAATCGAAAATTTATTTTATTTATATAATGTATAAAAAAAACAAAATGTCCGAAAACGATTTCGAGATTCAAAATAACTATCCGCCAATTGAAAAATTACAATTAGATAATCCACAAGTACCTCCCCGACCTCCTTCACTACCATCATCTGGTAGTGATAAAGATGATAGTGATAAAGATTCTTGTGAATGCAATGATACACCTATAAAAAAACCTGATTGTAAACCTACATGTATTCCTATTACTTTAGAAATATCACCAGTAATTAGTGTATTAGTAAATAAACCAAAAGTATGTGTAAAAAATAAGGCTGTTTGTACACCAAAGTTTTTTTTAAACCAATAAAATATTATAAATTAAAAATAAAAAAAATATCTTGTTCAAGTAGTAGTTCAAGTAGTTCTAGTTCAAGTAGTAGTAGTTCAAGTAGTTCTAGTTCAAGTAGCAGTTCAAGTAGCAGTTCAAGTAGTTCTAGTTCAAGTAGTTCTAGTTCAAGCAGTTCAAGTAGTTCTAGTTCAAGTAGCAGTTCAAGTAGTTCTAGTTCAAGTAGCAGTTCAAGTAGTAGTTCAAAAAGATATAAAAAATGTAAGAGAAAAAATAAGAAAAATAAGAAAAAAAGTAGAAGACAAAGTTTTTCAAGTTATTCGTATAATTCTACATATTAATATATGAAATATTATGTTAAATTTGTGAATTTAGTTTTTAAAAGTTAATATATTTAAAAACTAATTAAATTATTATATATTTTATTATTATTTTAACTAATTATTATTCCATAAAACTTTTGAAGCTTTGAATACTTCTAACACTTTTATTACTTTTAGTGGAAGCATTGGATTTTGATCGTTTTAATGTTGTATTAGGTTTAGATTTAGATTTATTAAAAAATGAGAGAATTCCTCGTTTTTTTTCGGTTGTAGTATTTGAATATAAATCTACATTTTTATTTAATGTTTCTACATAATGTTTAAAATTATTAAATATTTCTTTTTGTGAAATTATAATACTTTTTAGTTCTTTTTTTAAAACGTCTAATTGTGTTTTGTCTAAATAATTATAATAATAATATTTATTATTTGTTATTTTATATATTGTATTGTTTAATCGTTGTAATTGTGAATTAATACGTAAAAATTTAGAGTAATTTTTATTTGTTTCATTGAAATATATTTTTTTATAATTTAAATAAAATTCTTTTGAATTAATTAATGGATTGTTTTCTTCTAATAATATGTTATCAAAATTAATATTAATAAATATATTATAAAAATCTATATTTAACATTTTTAATATAGAAATTTATAAAAAAAAATAAAATTAATCGTGTAAGTCAAGTTTAAATAAATCTATAAAACATAATATCGAGATTTTTAAACGTTGATAAAATGAAGATTTACTCCATTTAGGATCATTACTTAAATCATTATAACATTTTAAAGATTTAGAAAATGCTTTTGAAGTGTATAATTTATATATTGATATCATTAATACAATTATTGTAACAATATAACATATTCTAGACCAATCTGTTTTTGAAATATCATATACAGGTGATATAAATTTATATGTGAATGAATCTTCGACATTAATACCACGTAATTGTGATTCCATATAAGTTAATGAACATGCATTATTGTTTGCTATCCAATGAACTAAAAGTGAAAATGAAAATGCGATGTGAATAATTAATATACTTGGTATATTAGAAAAAGGTGCAAAGATAACAAATAAGATTACTAATATATGAAGAAAGTATATAAAATTAGCTAAATAAATATTTTGGAAGTTTGTTTCTTTTTTATTTTCTTCCATAATAATTCTCTATATTATATAAATATAATAATTTTTTAATTTAATATGATGTTTATTTTATATATATATATTTTTATCGTTCAATAATTATATAAAATATATCATAAATGAAATAAATGTATTTATTGGTTGATTATAGAGAATCGGCTTTTATTAATAAATTATCGGAATATAGTTATATTGAAAACGATGTTCTAAAAAGTGTAGAAATAAATAATATAGAAATAAGTTATAAAATAACATCACTTCCAGTTGGAGATTTTATTATACAAAGTGATATCACTAATATTGATACCATAGAAATGATAATTGAAAGAAAATGTATAAAAGATTTATGTGCAAGTATTACAGATGGTCGTTTTAGAGAACAGAAAAGACGTTTATTTGATAGTATAAAAGATTGTTCACGAATTACATATATTATAGAAGGTGCTAAGGGACTACAAGTATTAGAAAATGAATCTGATATTAATAAAAAAAATATGTTGTCTCAAAATATTATTAATGGATCTATTTTAAATTTAATTTATAAACATAATTACAAAGTTATTCAAACTGATAATAAATTAGATACGTTTAATAATATTTTGTTATTATATAAAAAATTTAAAAACGGTGATATTAAAAATGACAAACTTAATCAAACAGTTGAACTTGTAACTAAATCTAAAAAAATATCTGATAATAAATTATTAAATCAATTATGTTTAATTTCAGGAGTATCATCTAAAACAGCTAATGTTATAATTACTGAAATGAAATTTACAACTATACAAGATATAATAGAAATGTATTTATCTAAAAGCTCAGAAAAAGAACGGGAAGAAATGTTATGTAATATAATTATAGATAATTCAAAAAGAATACGTAAAGTTGGTAATGCATTATCAAAAAAAATATATCATTATTTTTGTAAATGAAATTAAAATGTATTCGTTTTGTATTTATTTTGATTTAATAAATCATTTAATTCTATTGCTCGTTTATTATATGCTTTTGCTGCATCAAGTTCGTTTTCAAATGATCCCAAACAAATTTGTTTTTTATTATAAACAATTAATGCTTTATACTTATTCACTTGTTTTGAAAAAGTCACACCAATATACTTACTACTTTTTTTGGATTTTTTTTCCTTTTGTAAATTTTCATGTATATTTTTAGGTACAGTGATGTAATTTGGAATATCATTTAATATATATTTTGTACCATATGTATTATTAAAATACAACGCTTGTTGATTATATATTTTGGCACATTCTAAAGGATCCTTATTTGTCATTAAATGGTAAGATTTTCCTTTATATTTTATAGCAGCTTGATAATGGTCTTTTTTAACATCATAACTAACACCATTATATTTTGATGTTTTATTATTAAATATTGTTTTTTTATTTTCTTCTGGTATGTTTCTGGGAATAGTTGTGTAATTTTCAATATCATTTAATAAATAATTTGTATTAGTCGTTTGATTTAAATACAAAGCATAATCATTATATGCTTTTGCACCATCTAATTCTGTATCAAAATATCCCAAAAATATTTCTTTGTAATCTACTTTTAATGAACCTCTCCATTTATTTTTTTCTTTAACCCAATAAACACCTTTGTAAATACCAGTTTTATTTCTTAATCTTTGACCAGTTAATTTAAACAAATTTGTTTCTTTAATTTCAAATTCATTACTGTTTTCATTATCATTTATTTCATTATTTTGTTCAGTATTTATTTCATTAGTATCATTACTTGACTCTGTATTATTAATATTATTAGTATTAAGTATTTCTTTATATTTTTCGTCGTCTTGTTTTTCGTCTTTTTTATTGTCTAATCCTTTAAAGTTATATTTTATTTCATTAATTTTATTTTTAGTGTGTTTAATAAGATCATTATAATCAAAAAAGTTAAAATTATCATAAAAAGACTTAACTGTATTCATCACATACATTGCATATTTAATTTGATATTTATCAGAAAAATAAAACCACTCCCTACGTCCTTTTATATTATATGGTTGAAGTATATAATGAATTGAACGTTCAACTGAGTCTATATCATAAGTTTCAATTTGAAAATATAAACGTAAAGATTTTTCACTTGAACTTGTATTTAAATTTCTTAGACGTTTTTCTGAATTATTAGCCATACCTATTTTATAATGACCAGATTTAGATAAATCATTTATTAAATAAACATATCCACTTTTTCTCATATCAAATCCATGAGTTTCTGGTTTATGCTCTAGTAATTTTATTTTCTTATCTTTTTCATTGATCTCAGATTCTAATAATAATTTTTGCTGTTCGAGTTCTTCTTTAATTATTTCGTTATAAATATTTTCTAATTTCACATAATATTTACGTATTTCTTTACCTTGATCTGTTTTCGCTATCATACATAAATTCTTAAATGTATCTATATTTAACATAATTTTTTCATTTAATGATCCACCTATTTCTCGTTTCTCCGTTGGGAGAAATGAGCTTTTATAATCTTCATCTTTAGTAAAATTATTTTCTAATGTTCTTTTTGCGTTACCTTTATTTGCAAATCCTATCATTTTAAATACATCTTCTAAGTTAATTGGGTAATCTTCTGTTGGGTGATAATTCATGTACATATATAAATTTGCTACGTACCAATGTTGTTCTTGTTCAG